TCATCTAACAAATTAAACTCATCACGAAAACTAGCTTTAGCAGCGTCGTCTAACTCAGGTTTAGCTAACTGCTTAGTAACAACATCCATCTCTAGTTCGATGTTTCTTATAATCTTATTGTATGGATTTGCTTGTTCGCCTATGCGTTTTGGTAATTCAAAAGGTGAAACCTCAAGTAAACCTAATGCACGTTTCGCAGGTGCTGCTACTAATCTAGCTCCTCGGTACACTGCTCGTATAGGAACACCTATGTAAGGTAAGAAGGCATTAACAGCAAACCCCATAAAACCGTCGTCATTACTTAAATCTTTTAATGCGTTTATAAGTTTCTCAGAACTACTGACATAAACATCCTGTAAGTCGTCAGTGTTACTAGCGAACAGCAGTTCTTCCCGCACCTGATTAACCTCATCCATAAACTGGTGGGTATCGTTAAGTACTTCTAGTCCGTCACTGTCTACCCAAGCCGACTTGTATAACTCCTCAGCTCGTTGTTTTTGTTTCGCAGGATCGTTAGGAAATTCAAGTAATGCTTTTTTACTCGATTCAGAATATATACGAGACTTAACTATCTGTCTTTTAAACAGCTCATCAACTGACTGGATACCACGTACACCTAGCGAAAGTATCTCGTGAAACTTACCGTTCAACACAAACGACGCTAACGAATTAGATACGTTATCAACAGCTTCTGCTCTTCTTTTAGCGTCTCTTGCTGCCTTGGCTATCAAAGCGTGTTCTCCTCTAGGTAAACCTACTGTACTGATCTCATCTGCTAGTCGTCCCGCCCTTCTGTCAGTAGCACTTATATTTTCAGCAAAGGTACGACGCAAAGCTTCGGGTAAACCGTTTAAGTCCGTCAGCATTTTCATTGCGCTAGACCACTCTATGTGTGCCATTTTAATAGCAACAGGCATACCTTTAGGCAAATTAGATAACCAAGCTGCCGGTATCCTAAAGAACTGCTTGAACCCTGCACCAATACCAGTAGGAACACCAGCGAACACAGAAGGTAGTTGGTCAATTAGAGCCATCTGTCTAGCTTGTTTAACGCCTCTTATGAACTTAGTTCCTTTTGTAGCTGCATCCGATTCTAACGCTGCAAAGAAAGCTTGTTCCATATCGTTGTACAGATTTCTGTTCTGCTTTTCTTTAGCCTCTTTCGCTACAACTCTGTCTAAGTCAGCAAGCTTTTGCTTCATCCGTTTCTTAGAATCAGATATTTTCTTTTGTAGTTCTTGTACTTTGCTGGGCTTAGTTGGTCCTGTAGGTTTTGGTGCTACTTCTTTTCTTAATTCAGAGATAACACTACGTCCTTCGATGTCTGCTAGTCTTGCTAAGTTTGCTTCTAGTTGTTCAATCTTTCCAACTTCAGCTTCTGCTTCTTTATAGAAACGAATACGATCTTCTAAGTCTACGATCCGTGGGTCTTTTGGTTTCTTCTTTTTAACTTTAGCCTGTGCTTCTTCAAGTGCTATATCGTCACCAAAACGTTTACGTAGATCATCTAGTTCTTTCTGTAGTTTACCTATCTTAGTCTGAAAAGCTTTCTTTAGTTTCTCTGCTTTCTGTTGTTCGGTAACCTCTTTCTTCTTACGTGCGTCAGCTCGCTTAGTTACTTTCTTATCTATGTCTTTACCAGCTTCTTTTAGTCGTGGTTTTATTTTAACAAAGTCATTAAATAAATCTTTTATGTCTGCGTCTTCTGAGATTGTTGTGCGTCCTAATTTAGCTTCAAGACTTATCTCTAGCTTACCTAACGCAGCATCTTCCAAGCGAGAACGATAACTATACTTAGATAACCATCTGTACTTATCTGCATCTCTACGAGCAGCCTGTAGTGTACGTCCTCCAGTAGTTTCTGCTATGTCCTTAACTTCCGTGTTTAATTTTCTAAAGAACTTAACCTCAGCTAACATCTCCTCTAGTGCTTCTGTATCGTCTGCATTCTTAGAGAGTCTTCTTGTTAGATCATTTAGGTTTCTGTAGGTACGATTGTACACCTTCTTAGCTTCACGCTCTATCAGTGGTAGCTCCGTAGATATGTTGTCTTTATTTATTTTAGACACACGATCACGCAGTACATCAAAAGCATCTTCTCTTTCATCGTCAACAACACGTGGTATCTCAGGTTCTTCTACCGTAGGTTCTTCAACGACTTCTTCCTCCTTTTTAATAAGAGGTTCGTCTATATCTTCTACTTCTTTAGGATTTGTTTCCTGCTTAGATAAAGCTTCGTCTGCTGTTTTTATTTCATTGATAGAGTCTTCGATTATTTCCTTACTTTGCTCTAAGGTTTTTATTTCCTTCTCCATTTTAAACCGACTGCCTCGCCCTCTTCCACCCAAACCCCTCAATCTTTTTCGTATATCTTCGATGTCAGCGTCTATTCTAGCTTTAGCGTTCTCAGCTGCTTCTGCTGCTTTACCTCTACCCCACTTACCAGTCCTAGACCACACGGAAAACAAACTATTAAATGTTCCACCCGCTAAACCTGAGAATAGGTAGTCGTATTCGTCTCTGTCTTTACCATTTAATTGTGCTTCTATTTCTTGTCGTAATGCAGATTCAGCTACGCCTAGAGCAGCACCACTAACAAAAGTATTAACACCTTTGACCAACATCTCACGACCCTTCCAAGCATTTGCTGCTCCTATACCGGGTCCTAGTCTAATAAACTTATCAGCAGTTTTAGTAACAAGACCGACACCAAACACAGATGCTGCAATCATTTCACCACCTGATACTTTGTCTTGTAATCCGTAAGCTTGTCGTATCTTCTGCCCTATAAAATTAGAAGTAGCCCATATAGCAGCCTCAGTAGCAGCCAGACCAACGACACCACCTACCGTTGTTGTAGGTTCAGGAGCTAAGACACCGACAGTAGATATACGCTTTGCATTGTTTAACCACTGTAAGTATTTCTGCGATCTGTGTAGTTTATGAGTGAGAGCTAATCCAGTACCTAGTTCCGCTGTAACACCCAAAGCAGTACCAGTTATATGTCTACCTGTGCTTACTTCTTGTTCGGCTATCTGTCTAGCTTCTAATACTTCAGGTGCAACATCTGGAGTTACCGTTGTAGGTTCTTGGACAGGTTTTACTACTATTGCTTTTTCTACTTGAGAATCTAAAGACTCACGCTCTTCTACACTTAGTGAACCTCTTAACTGTTCCCTCCACCTTTTATATTCTTCCTCAGTCATTTAATAGACCTAATTGACTTGCATCAAACTGAGCCATTGTCAATTTATCATACACTCCAAAGGATTGGAACTCAGCTCTTATGGCTTTTTCTTCAGCAGTTAATGGTTGGTTGGTTATATCTTTTTTCAACACTGGGTCCCAACGTCCTATCAAGTTCCTAAACTCTTGGTCGTTGCCGAACAGTTTAACATCCATATAGTCCATACCCGCTTCTTCTAAAATTCTAGCAGAGTCCGCACTGTAACCATCAAACCCATGCCGAAACAAAGAAAGCCTTAAATCTTTCTTGTCTCTGTTTTTTATCATTAACTCTCTATCTTCATTAATTAAATCTCTGTCAATCCTACCAGCAGAATACAAAGTTCTTCCTGCTCGTCTACCTAATTTTCTAGTTTTTGTTTCCCCTAATGATTTATATAACAGAGCACCTTTATTCCTTAAACTGTCTTCTTTCGATGGTACTGTTTCTTCTATTCTTTTTATCTCTGATTCAGTTAACCCTTCAATATCAGCTGATATAAGTTTAGCTTTTACTATACCTTCGTATCTAGCCTTTTCATCTTGTAATAATCTATCTGAAAAAGCTTGCAATTCAGCTTCTCTTGTCTTGTCGAACTCCGGTCCTGATAATTCTTTAGCTTTAGCTACTAACTGCTTTTCGATAGCATCAGCAGCTAACTCTTTAAAGTTACCATAATCCAACTCAATTCCGTCTTTTTCGTTTTGTTGGTCTATAACTTTGAGATCACTGGTTAAACGCTCTCTTACACTTCTATATATAGACTTATCTTTAACATATTCCCCTGCCATTAGCTCATCGGATTTAACTTTAAGCTCAGGCACTGATGATATTTTAATAGAGTTATTGTATTCTTCTCTAAGAAACTCAGTAGCAGATTTACCTGTTTTATTGTTATATTTTATATATTCATCTACTAACTTTTCTCTATTAGGTTTCGTTAGTGGTATGGGATCAAAAGGAAATTGTAGTGCAGTCTCGTAGCCGTCTCTTATGTCATCTACATTTTCGTAGTATAAAAACTCACCTTCATCTCCACTTGTGTTAGCTAACTCACGTAGACGTTGGTTGTACAATTGGACAGGAGAAGCAGTGCCGTTAAATAAATTATTAACCTCTGCATCTAATTGTTCCATTGTTAAGTTAGGATTCAATGAAATGAAAGTATCTTTTATCTCCTCAGCTGTTACATCTGATAGTTGTTCTTGTTCGTCTATGTTTTTAATATTACCTAAAACAGTAACGACTTTATTAGAAAAACGTCTACCTACTTTCGTGTCCCGCTTCTCATCCAAGCTTAATAATTTATTGTTTAATTTAGCCTCTATAGGATTAAGAACGGACTTAGCTTGAGTAGTATTAAAGACAGGAACACCGTTCACTTTTATAACTTTCAACGCTGCTAACATTCTACTAGCATCAGTGTATCGTTGAGAAGCATACAAGTTATCTAGTTCTGTAGCATATGCAGAAACAAGCGTCTTACTTCTATCTTCGTTACTTAGTTGTGGTAAATCTTCTGCTAATCTATCATCTGCTAGTTGTGCTATGTTTTGAAGATTCGATGTATCCATAGGAACAACACGACCACTAGCAGGATCAATCATAGGTTTAGTACTAGCTGATAGGTTAAGTCCTAGTTCCTGCACTTCGTTGTTGAGTATAACCTCGTCCCTAGCTCTCTCATACTTCAGTGCTAGTTCATTCTTATATGGTGTTGTTACTGTACTCCAAAGTGCTCTGGCTGCTGTAGTGTTAGCTACACCTTCTCCTACTTGTCCTACTAAATTATCCCACTCAGCTGACAACGAATCATCTAACGCTTTACCAAAGTCTGCTTGTGTCTTATATGTCTCAGCGTTTACCAAGTCCGTAGCTTTAGCCTGTAGACTAGGAAGCATCGTATTATTAATGTGTCGTTTTAACAACGCATCACGATACGCTCTATCTCTGTTAGTCGTCGCTAATACACTAAATCCGTCTACATCTTTCTGCTTCTTTAACTCAGCTATAACATTCTGTTCTTCAACTAAAGAAGCCCTCTCAACACCTATCTTCTCTTGTACTTGTTGTAACTGTCCGTACTGCTGTAACATCGGATTAACTTGTCCTAACGCATCCGCTAGGTCCATCAACTTGTTACGTCCTGCTTGTTGAACCTGTACAGCGTACTGTCCTCCCCGTTGAATGGTAGGTGATATACCGGGGACTGCCCCGCCTAATCCTTGTACTTGTACTCGTTCTGCCATAATTTAATAACCTAAATAACTTCCACCTGCCGTACCGGGTGCATAGGAAGCTGTTGACCCTGAGATAGTTCCAGCAGGTGCTCCTACTCCCGGCATTCTTCCCGCTATAGTAAGACCCGTAGCTGCTCCACTTAGACCCGCACCTAAAGCTCCTAATCCTGCCGTTAATAAACTAGGTCTATCAATTGGTCTGTTAATACCGATCTGACGTTGTTGCGTTGCAAACCCTGCTTGTTCAAGACCAAGTCCTGTACCCACTGCTCCTAATTCTTGCTGTCTAGCTAAAGCTGCACGATACCCTGCTTCTTGTCGTGTGTAGTCATCCATCAACGCCTGCACACTAGCTCCTGCAACACCTGCTTCTCCAGCGGACACTCTAGCTCTTGCTAATGCTTCCTGTGACTTCTTACTGACTTGTTCTAACTCACGACCCACAGCTTCCTGCTCTTGTGCTTGACGCATACGAAGAGAGGTTTGTTCCTGCATGAAACGTTGACGTTCAGCAGCTGCTGCTTGTGCTTGATATGCTGCTTGTTGTTTAGCCATGCGACGCTGTCCTGCATAGCTCGCAACTGAAGAACCTATACCAGCAACCGTACTTGCACCTATCATACCTAACTGGACAGCAGTCATACCAGCAGCTGCGGTTTTGCCTACTAATGCTGTTCCTATCGTTGCTGATATTGGGTCACACATACTTACTTCCTCTCTAATATAAATGACATATACCCGTCGTACTGGCAATCGCTAAACTCAGCACCCAACCACTTCAACCACCTGTAACTCAACGTATTAGTCTTCATTACCACGTTTGTTAGAAAGTCAAAGCCGTGCATCATCTCGTCGATCCATTGTTGTGAATGCTGTACAAAATACTTCCTAGCGTTAGCTAAACGACGTGTGCCTAATAGCCATACAACTCCTACGTTATCGTTAGGAACTACTCCAAAGCTACAGTATAAACCGTCGTTGTCTCTTAGTGAGTAACACTTGATACTGTTTTGAAACGATATGTTAACTGCGTCCTTTGGGTGATGCATAAGACCGATACACTCCATCATGTCCTCTTCCCTCATGTCGTCGTACAACTCAAAGGCATCCATATCAGGTTGTGCTGGCTTCACTCTAAGACCCATATCTTCTACTCCTCGGTATAAACATAGATTCAAACTCTGCAGCTAACAGCTTGACTGGCAAGGCAGAACTGCTCTTTACTTCAATTGTTGTATCTTCTGGTTGTCCTTGTACTGCAAACTTAAAGTGTCCGTCTTGTGGAGTGAAACTGTTAAGTGTTAAGTTAGACCCAAGGATGTCAGGATTGAATGCATACGTGTATGTATCTCTAAACTTAGGTGTTACTTCTACAGTAAAGTGTCCTGTGTCTGCATAGTTAAGACTACCACTACGGATTGTTTGATAGGTGTAATCGGATGCAGATCGTCCTCCCCGTTCCGTTGGTTGTTTCAATGTCTGATCAGAGAACCTGTACAACATATCGTACGGGAACCCTGCAACAAAGTAGTTATCGTCGTTGTATTTCTTATCGACCGCCCACGCTGTTGCTGTAGTAAAATCTGTACTCACCTGCCAGTAGTCTGTCCAATTCGCTCCTACACCGGGTTCGTCGTCTGAAGTGGAAGTGTGATATTGAATGTCAGCTGTGTGAACGCATTTATATATAGTACCTCCGTTGCTTACATAACTAGCCAACGCTCCACTAACCGTACCCTCTGTTGCAGATGTCCTTGTAAATGCTAATCTATGACCGTTCTTTGTGTATATATCTATACCTGTTGGATCGTACGGGAAACCACTGATTGTTGTAGTACCACCACTAAAGCTAGTTGTTAAATCGCTACCGTCTATCCTACTATCCAACAACAACGTATATCCGTTATCGTCTTGTAAGTCGTTCTCCATCGGTAATACTTCTAAGTAGGTAGAGGTCGTATCGTTTGTCAGGATGTATAAATCTGATTCGATAAAGTCCAACCCAACAACGTCACGATTAAGTGTGAACTTCTGCCAAGCACTTTGTATCTTCTCTTTGTTCTGCCAGAAGTACTTATATATAAATATCTCTTTACGGTTCTGATTGTTTACCACTGCTAACACATTCTCCACAGCAGTACCTGCCATAGCGATAACATCAGACTTAACGTACGTTGGTACTTGTGATGTTATTTCAGCAGCGTCAAAGATAGCAGTGTCGTTGTCTATGTAGTATTCAGTCAGCCCGGTGTAGGTGTTACGCTTGAATGGGAAGTATACGTAGTTGTTAAGAACAATCGGCTTGATACGTCCTGACGCATCGTACTCGGTAGCTGGAGTAATACTTACTGTCTTAGATGTTAACAACTCCTGACCGCGAAGAACGAACTGTGTGCCTTCTGAAAAGATTAACAACTTCTCTTGGAACGGTACTGCGTGTTTTAGTATCGCTACTTTTGTGTGACTGACGCCTACATCTATAGGAGCACTATCTAACAACGATAAGACGGTAGTCCTCCAAAAGTTAAAGTATTCATCTGCTTCACTAAATATGATACTGTTATCTGTTAGTAGTCCCAGTCTGTTCTTGAAGAAGAAGATGTCGTTTATTTTACTACCAACAAACGTAGGAGCTGGGTTCGTGTCGTCATCCCCTGCTGTTCTGTTACCCCAAGTAGTCGTGTCTACTGTCCAGTTATTGAACTCAGCATCGTCAGGCTTTAACTGTAACGGCATGGTTGTAGCGTTGATGCTTACCTTTACTCCGTATCCTACATCTTCTATCCACGTGCCTTCACCGTAGTGCCACATTACTTCTTTGTCTTCTTTAGTCTCAAACTTTACGTAGTAATCATCTTGTACAAGCTCGGTGTCTCCCTTTACTTTAACACGAAAACCATTGAAAGCTTTAGCTGGTAGGTCAGTAATACTAGATACTTCTTTATAAACAACACCTAGTCCTTGGTCAGCTAAACCATCCTTAACAGATATATCAAAGTCAGAAGTGCCTGTGATAAGTATGGCAGCATTCTGTTGTTCCATCGTTTGTGATATACCTGATGTAGCAATCTGAGCTGTTGCAGCTGCACCACTTCCACCTCCACCACTAAACGATATAGTAGGAGCAACTGAGTAACCACTACCTTGATCTGATATAACAATCTCTGTTACTACCCCACCTGATACAATAGCGTACCCTTCAGCGTCACTAGCAGAACCTGTGTTAAATTGTACATCTGGAGGGCTTGTGTAACCACTACCACCGTTTGTAATCGTAGTGCCTGTAACAACACCTCCTGTACCTAAAGTCAAAGCTATCTGTGTGGCTATGTATTCAGTATCGGCATCCTTACCTGAACCCTCTGAGTTACCTGTTGAGTCGTTACCACCGTTCTGACCATCACCACTACGATACGTTCTTTTGTGTCCGTCTATATCAACAGTGTATTCTTTACTGTAGTCACCTAACTTAACGAACACGATAGCTCTGTAATCTAAAGCTGTACTTGTTGTACTACCCAACGCTACCGTCTGTTCTTTGTTAGTTATAAATGTATAATCAGCAACGGTTAACGCTTTGACGTCTTCTCGTGGGTTGCTGATGTTATTGAGGTAAGTCTGTGCGTCTGCTGTTATAGTTACCGTCTTTTCACTTCCATCACTAAGATCAAACACAGACAGATCATTGTTGTCTATAACGGATACAAACTGCTTGTCTTCGTCTCTATCTATCAGTTGTACAAAAGCATTGTTACTTACTTTACTGGTAAACAACTTACCAATGTGACGGGTGTTCGGTCGTTTTACTAACCCTTCAACAACAGTAGCCCAAGCATTTACCTGCTCGTCACACTGACCGGGATACCTAAGATTGTCTGGTTGTTGTGATACGCCCTGAGCTAGGTTAGGTACGCTGTTAACTAATAACGGCATTATCTATCTAGCACTCGTAACACGCTGTAGTCGTCAAATATCGTCCTGTCTGCGTTCTCGGAGTCGCTGTCTATTGCTCTAGCTTTTGCTTCTATCTCGTCCCGTAATGCAAAGCCTTCTATCTCACGGCTACCAAGGAAACGATTAGCAAACACACGTGCAGCTTTAACGGTGATGTAGTGTCGGAACTGCTCAGGTATTTCTGTGAAGTCCAACTCAAAAGTAATGGAGGCTTTAACCTCCTTAGTCCATACATCCGTGTGATTCTTCCTATCGTATAAGGTTAGTCCACGCTGTACTGGATCACTATCTGTATAAATTTGTGGGTCTAAGTCTACACGTAACGTATTGTTAGGTAGTGTTATCTTAGATGTTGATGCGTCAGGGGTAAGTGTGTATTCGTGCTCGGTGTTAAAATGCCAACCCTCTGACTGAATGGCTCTGCTCATCTCGTCCAATGTGGACTCAGCTTGAACAACAGTAACTGGTACAGCTGTCCCTCCTAGTGTGTTGACGGGTGCTTCTCCGATGACGCTAATCATCGTGTTTACTGCGTTAAGTTTAGTTGTCAGAGCCATATCGTTTGTTATTGCATATTGGAAGCATTAAGACCTGCACCACCTGTACGAACACTTCTTCTAGCAGCTCGCATTACTCTATCAGCTTTCCTGTTGGCTTCCGATCCTAAGTCCATACCTCTCTTTTTTAACACTCGAATTGTAGCAGCTTGCATTACCCTTTTTTGTGTACGAGGTCTTCCTGCTCCTATGCACATAATATTATCTTTTCGTTTATATATAAAAATACTCGGTAGAAGGGAGCGGAACGAATCACAGACCTCCCAACACCGAGAGAGTGGTTACTTCTGAAGTTCGATAGCACACTCAGGACGGAGAACTCCGTGACCCATAGCGTACTTCGC